CCCCTTGATGCCGATTCTCTTGGCATCGGCACCGTCGTAGGCATAGGCGTAGGTGTTGATGCAGCGGCTGACGGCGGCGGTTCTCCGCCCAAACTACGGAGTTGCAAAGCATAAGCATCCGCTTGATTAGCCGCTTGCTTTTCTCGTTCTGCCTTGACCGCACTTTGGGCACGGTTTGCGCTGAACTGCGTGATGCCTTGGCCCAGCAGTCTAGCCGCCAGTTCACCATAGCCGCCTTTGATCTCGACGGGCTGACGCTGTTCTTCCAGCAGTTTAGCCAGCATTGCGCTACGGCGCATAGCCGGGGTTTCGATCATCTGCGGGGCAGGCATGGGAGCGCGAGCGGCAGGCATCAGAGCTTTCCGTAATCGACCATGAGGAAGCCCGTCCAGTGACGAACCACCGCGTCAATACCAGCCTTAAGAACGTCCTGCGCCATTACACCAATGTGACGCTTGCGGCCCCAGACGTAGCGGTATTCATAAACCGGCAGGCCATTAGCCATTGTGCCAACGCGCTTGATGTCGCGCTTGAGGCGACGGTCAGACGCGCCAATTGCAGCGCCGCCAAGCGAGAACAGGCCGCTCATCAGGGCATTCTGCTGGCCCACGCGGGCCTGATAGTTTTGATTAAGTTGGTTCTGGCTCATCTGGTTAGCCGCCAGAACGTCAGTCTGACCAACGCCGGTTGGGCTGTATTGGATGCCCTGCGGCATACCGACCTGGCCCGTGCCTAGCAGAGCCTGAAGCTGCTGAAGGGGCTGGTTCTGAACGTAAGCCCGTTCTTGCAGGCCCTGCGTCCGCGCCTGATTACCGAATGTCCCGCCCGCAATGGCTTGCTGAATAGCGCGAGATTGTTCCGCACCACCGGCTTGGATGGCTTGGTTGGCAGCCTCTCCGTATGCGTCAGTTCTATCTCTAGCAAAATCAGATCGAAGGTTTCGCGTTGCCTCGCTATTCGCTCCAAGGCCCTGCGCGGCAAGACGTGCATCTTGCGACCTTTCAAGCCGCTGAAACTGCGGGTCGAGGCGACGGGTCTGGCTTGCATAAACCGAATCCTCAAACCGTTGGCGGTCAAAGTCAGGTGCGTTGTAGCCTTGCAGTTCTGGCAAGCCTTCGGTGTTCAAGCCTTGTCCAAGCGCCGTATTCACGCGACCAATCTGCTGGCCAGCCGTATCCAGTGCGCTGCCGTAAACGCCGGTTGAGCGTTCGTAGTTCTGCTGTTCAAGCGGGCTGAGTGCCGTCTCTTGGCGATAGCCACCAGGTGCAGACGGGTCAGCGATATAACGCACAGTCCCTTGCGGACCGGACGTATTCACCATGTTCAGCCGCTGCTGCTCACGCGCAGTTGCGGTGTTTGCCGCGCCTTGAGCGTTGGCTAATTGGACGGGGTCAGGGGCTGCGGGGGGGCGGGGCTTAGAGATGGGGAACGCTCCCGAGACACATTGAATCTGTGTTGCGACCACTCAGAGGCCAGCAAGCCGGATATGATTGCGTCATCGTCACCATAGCCGAACCTTACAGTCCCTTCGTGCTTAAAGCCGAATTTCTGTAGGAACTGGCGAGCCTTACGCAGCTTCTTTGGCGTGAGACTGGTGATCCGGTTGCAATCGAGTTGGTCGAATGCGTAGCTGAGTATGCCCGTCACAAGGTTAGGCGTCAACCAGTTCGCCCGTGTAGAGGCAAAACTGACCTCAATGTTGCGGTATTGGGGCTGATATTGATTAAAGACCACACCGCCAATGAGATTGTCATGCTTATCGACCACCCCGATTGCCTCGCATGGCCCCCAGTCCAATCCATGCCCAATCTGGTCCGCTACCCATTGAGCGACCAGCGGAGAGAACGGGCCGGAAACTAGCCTCAAAGCTGCCCGCCCGTTTGGTTTTCGTATTTCAGGTTGAACGCGATAATCTCGCAGGGCGCGTTCGTGTTCCTGGCTGACTGCATCGCAATGATGCCGTCTGCGTCATAGGCCAGCGACGTGTCGTCATCGACGCCCAGATCAATGTAGAGGGTCGCGTTAGGTGCTACTCGCATCCGCACCGCGCCGCAGTAACCAATCCCAGTCACACTGGTCCAGCTATCGCGGGTCTGCACCGCTTCAGACCACACCGCGACATCCCAAAGGCCTGTATCCCATCGCCCGCCCGTCGTGGTGATTGTGGTCGGGACAGCCGTAGGAACTTTCTCTTTGAAGTCCGTGACAATCTCAACCGCCGGGGCAAGATCAGCACCAATCCGCAGCACCGGCTGAAGCATTTCAAACTTCTTCAGACTGCCGCGCGAGCCGAAATAGTTAAAGGCTGTTTTGATGTCGCCAACGATGCCGGTCGTATTGTCCGCAAATCCGGTGTCCCACAGACAGACAGAATCTGCCGCGCCAAAATACATCTGGTCATTGGCCACAGCCCAACAGAAAGCATCAATGCCCGTGAAGCGGCACCATGCGCCCGTCTGGACGTTCTGCACATATTGTTCTGACCGCGTGAGATTGGCTGTCGGAACGTTAAAGATTGCCAGCGTTCCCTTGGGATACAGCGCCCCTTCCCATCCAAAGTTTCCGCGATAACGGGTCGTCGATTGCTGGAAAGCGTTTTGGATTTTCTGCGTCAGCGCCACAAGGTTCTCTTGTGCGCGGTCCAGTTTCAGCGCCTGAGAAAGCGGAACCACACCGTTGGTCGTAAGCACCACCAGGTCCGAACCGTATTTGATAAGCGACCGGCGCGACAAGGGGAGGCCAATGTCATAGACGCCAACCAAGGCCCAGTTGTTTGCATCCGAAGGGTCGAGGCCCTGATACACGGCCACTTGACCTTGCGTGGTGACCCATACCGCCAGATCATCAGCACCGGACCCACCGTCCAGCGTCCATGTCGATTGGCAAAGGATTGAGCCGCCCTTGTCAAAAATCGGGCCAAGGTCGAGAAGGTTAGATGCGCCTTGGATGGCAAACGGCTCAAGAAACCAGCACCGCAGACTGTTTTCCTGCACAAAGAATAAGCGGCCTTTGTGATCCATCACGTCAACCAACGTGCGCGGGTCCAGCGTAATCACCCCAGCCGTGCCGGTGATAGCCGTAGAGGCAAACGCAGAGCCGTTGTAATAGATTGGGTCAACAGAACCGTTTGCCGCAATCATGAACGTGCCAGCGTCATTGGCGAAGTTAATCCATTGCCAACGCGCATTGCCAGCACCGGAGAACACCTCAACCGGCGCATCGTTCTGGTTGCTCACGTCATAGATTGAGCCGCCAGCCGCTGCAAAAATCTCATCCGGCACAACCGCCGTGCCACCCCGCCAAACCATTAGTGATTCAGTCGGCAGAGGCAGACCCTCTTGCCACGGCACAAAGCCCTTACGCAGTTCGACATAGCCAGCGCGGGGAATGAAGTTGTCCAGAATGACCGCGTTCTCGGCAGGCATATTGGCCAGCGGGGATTGAGCATCCCACCCACCCACGGGGGCAGGAACAGCGCGTCCGATAGACACTCGCTGCTGAGATACCGCCCGCAAAGGCTGGCGACCGTATCTAGCCGCTTGTCTCATAACGCCACCCATGCCCCTGAACGGTTCTGATAGCCTTGCGAGCCAATATAGAACAACCGACCATCTGGGCTATCCGCAGCGGCAGGCAGGGCTGAACCATAGCCCGGCGCATACACGGCAAGCAGAGAGTTAATCTTCTTGCGCTGCGTCTCTTGGTTTTTCGTGTCAGAAATGGTGACGAACAGAATCATCCGGGAAATCCACCTTCCTGGATGTTCGTTGACCAGCCGTAATAGTTGCCGCCCGTGCTGTCGATTACGCCGTTCCCGCCGTCACGGGCCATGCGTTGATTGCGCTCGCCCTGATAGGTGCGGAAGTCCTCCGCATAATCCAGCCCCTTGGACTTAAGGAACCGCCAACGGAGGCCAAGCGGGAACAGCTTGTCATCCAGATAGGTCAGGTCAGTGTCAGCGAGGAATGACGATTGCGCCGAACCCGCAGCCGATTTGGCCCAGTTCGTCGTGATGTATTCATACGCAATGGTCTGGCCCACATCCGGCGTCGGGGTGACCAGAAACTGGCCATCCCGCTCGATAAACGCCAGAAACACCCTGTTCAGTTGCGGCTGGGCTTGGATAGCCTGCCACTCTTGCGGAGTGATTGGCCCGTAGATCATCCGCCTTGTCGTTCTGTTAAAGAACGAGTTGGCAATAAAATGGTCTAGGTCAGACGGGATTGCGCTCGATTGAACCGCGCTCGCCACCGTGTTGAACAGGTGCTGACGCCGCATCACCTGCCAATCATAGGTGCCTGACAGTTCGTCACCTTCTTCATTGGCCAGCGCGTAGAGTTGCTGGACCTGTGCGTCAGTCGAGTTGACGACTTCCGTAGGGACGGGAATGGACAAAAGGCGGCAGGCCCTTTGGACAATCGCAAGTAAATCCATCGCCATTGGTTAGGCCTTTGCAGGGCGCCCGCGCTTTTTAAGGGCGGGGATGGTTTCATGTTCCGCCACAACGTCCGTTTGGTCGTCGCTGACAGGCTGGGCTACACCGCCGGGACCATCCACCCCGTCGTGATCGAATGCCTCCACAGGCGCGTTATTGAACGCCGTCTTGAGATACATATCATACTCAGCGCCATGCGCCTTCTTGTCTGCATCGGTCGCTACACGCGGGCCAATCACTGACGACGAATCCGCCTGAAAGCGGAACATCAGGAACTTGCCTTCCTTGTAGAAGGTCGCACCTGGCTTATACATCACGTCACGTTCCAAACCGCTCATGCCGCTTCCTTCTCTGTTTTAGCCTCTAGCGCAAGCGCCAGTTTTTCCTCAAGCTCACGGATGCGCTGTGCCATTTCCGCAAGGGGCTTCTCAGCCTCGGTCTGCTCAATGAACCGTTGAGCCTTCGCACGGAGAACCTGACCACCCATCGGGACACACTTGGCAAGCTGGCTGTCAGACAAGCCCGCCAGAGCCTCCACGGTGCGGATATGGACGCTGTTAAGCTCAATGACCTGACTGCGGCCCACACCAGCCCATTCCTCTAGCGGTGTTCCGCTCTCAGGGGCTTCCATGTTGGCCTTAAACGCAGCGTATTTGGTGGGCCAGCGGTCGCGGTGTTCGTCCTTCACGGCCACATCGACGATGTTCTTGTTATCGCCCGGCACGATCAGTTCCACATACTCAACGTCAGCCCAGACCTCGCGTCCCTCCTTTTCGGACAGGAAATTGTTCCGAACCGGCTTGATATGGAAACGCGGGATAATCCGGTCCCGTCCGTCTGGCGCTACATAATCCATCTATGTCCTCCGATACACAGTGTCATTTCCAATCCGCATCACGCTTGAATAGCCCGGCAGATCGGCTTTCGGGCCAAGTCCCTTTTCTTCGAGGACTATGATAGGCGAAAACTTCTCGATTGTCGCTAGTGCGCCTTTAATGGCGTCGGCCTCGGCACCCTCAATGTCCAGCCAGATCAAGTCGCAATGCTCTAGCCCAAGGCTATCAATGGTTTGAACGGGGACAACCGTTCCCGGCAACGTTTTGTGCGAACCGCAGTTGTCCGTATCGATGCGCTGGACCGAACACCAGCCAGGTTCCGACCCAAGCGCCCCAAAAAACACAAGCGCATCGTCATAAGTGACGTTCTTGTGCAGGCATTCGAAATTGTCTTCATCGGGTTCAAACGTAATGACCTCGCCAAAGACCTTTGACAGCGCAAGCGGATACACCCCGACATTGCCACCGGCTTGAACGCAGACCCGCTTTTCAGCCACCAACGGCAGAACGAGAGGCATCGCAGCGGCACACTCGTCAATCACCACTGCACGGCATTGAACGTCAAAATCAGGCCACCAAAGGCCGTCGATCAGTTTCATCGGCGCGTGTTCACAAAGATGCCGACGACTAGCAGCCACAGCAGCCAGATTGCCAAAAGCGCGCCTGCCCAGATCATGCGACGTGCTTCCATCCGATGCCGCGCGTAATCTGTCGCACTAGCGACTGGCTAACGCCGTAATCTGTCGCAAGAATAAAAGTCTTTTCCCCGTCCTGACGCCGCCGCCTAATTGTGGCTACCGCGCCTTCCGTCAGCTTGGCCGACCCGTTGCGACTGCCACTCGCTTGTCGGCCCTTGTTGTCCCGATCAGCCATGTTGTCGGCGTTTGTGCCAACAAACAGGTGATTAGGATTTACACATGAGCGCGTGTCGCACTTGTGCAGAACGCAAAGACCCGTGGGGTCGATGCCCCCAATCATCAATGACACACGATGCCCCTTCATGACCTTTGGCCCGACGCGAATTTGTGCATATCCACGGTGCGTCAAATACTTCGTCCACAGCCAACACCCGGAATTCGGGTCAGTCTCAAAAGAAGCGAAAAATTTGTCTTTTGTTGCGTTAAGCATTGGTTAGAAGTCTCCACATATCCGGCACCAAACCTCGTCCGTGAGCTATCAATTTAACGCCGCGCTCCTGCAAATACAAAAATTGGCGTTGAAATTCGACCGCCTGCCTGATCATCCACCGGGCGCAGGTGTATGTCTTGTCACCCAGCACAACCTCCATTGTCGCCTCACCATCGTTCAGGCTTTGCGAATAGGCATGGTGAGCGCCCTCGGCATACGAACTGTCGAACCCGTAGAGGTGGATTTTCTTATATCCCGACAGCCACGCCAGATTGATAGCCCGCAAGCCCACCGTGCCACCGCCCGGAACCAGAACGCACGGCTTCTGGTCTGGGCCTTCGTCAAACCACGGCTTAATGATGTCCATGAGTTCTTCACCGGAACCCATCGCGTTGTGCCACAGAACAACATCATGCCCCGAAAGCGCATCAAACACGCACGGATGAACCTGTGAAGCGAGGAAATAGCGCACGGACATTGGCGCATCCTCGACCATATGCAGATTTTCTTCCCGCGCATCCAGCATGACGTGACCGTCTGGCGTCAGGCCGTGTTTGATCAGATACCGCATCGCATTGTTGACGCTGATAATCTTGGCCCCGCGTCTGCGATGGTCTTTGATCGATTGCACACTGTCCGAAAGCGAGGGACCGCCACCGACAATGACGCAAGCCTTGTCTTGGTCGCCAAAGCCCGAAAACCACGCCAAATCCCGCTGCACGTTCGCCCGCACATTGGCATAGGCGAAGTCATGCGTGACGTTCATGCCCTTTAGCTCTGGCATGGCCGTGTAGCCGCCGACCTTCCAGACACCAGGAACCCAGCCCTCGGTCACTTCATGCGGTTTGGGGTCACCATGAAAGATAACCGCCTTGGCCGTCTCAGGTGGCCATGACACCGCGTTACGGTATGAGACGAACATATCAGCGGGAAACGTGTCCCATGCGCTGACTTGGCTAATCCACTCTTGGTCCCCGCCATTGACCTGACCAGCAGGGAGAAGGCCCTTGAGGCTTTCCGTGGGCCGGTCAATTACGTCGGGCGTAAACCGGTCCCAGATGTCCGCGTGTTCGCCATGACGCCAGCGCATCACAGACGAGTTGTAGCAGGGCCAGTGCCAGTCCTTGATGATGCCGTGTTGCAGTTCCTCAAGCCTGCCGGTCACGCACACGTCGAGGTCCATGTAGAGGATTTCATCCCCGATATCCCACGGCATCGCTTCTTCGCAGAACAGATAGACCTTTTGCCACCAGCCCGGCAGTTCCTTGCTATGCGGAATAGCCGTGATGCCTTCAGGAAGGCTGTCTGGGTCGTCCGTCAGGCACCAGTGGCGCTGTTCTTCGTCCAGATGCCGGGCAATGCCGTCATGAAGGCGGGTAACGTACTCAATCGCGTACTTGCTTCCAACCCGGACGGATACGACGTTAATCATGCTGCTACCTCCATAGCAAAACAGCCGCAGGGACGAACCCCACGGCTGTTAAGCTACCACCTAACCCCAGTGGAGGCTAGGGAAGGCGAAAGGCCTTAGATGGCGGTGCGCTTGGCCCAGAAATACTGGCCCGCAGCAACGCCGCCCGTGGTGTTGACCGTGAAGCCAGCCGAACCAGCATCCGACGACGCAGAGCCGTTGGTGCCGATCAGGATGGTAGCGGTCGAGGAAAGAGCTTCCGAAGCGCGAGCGTAAAGGTGCAGACGCGCGTCGTTGGCACGAACCGTCGTGTTGACGGCAAAGGCAGGGGTTGAGGACTTGTCGTCCAGATCAATCCCCACGGTCGGGATGGTCGAGAAGACCGTAGCAGCAGTCGATGCCATGTTAGTGGCTCCTTTCTTAGGGGATTAGGTTTGGAACAGGACGCCCTGAAGGAAGGCGTTCGAGAGGGTCAGGTTGCCAGCCCAAACAATAGGCTTGACCATAGCGTCCTGGTTGATCGAACGGACTTCCTCAAGCGGGACCATGTTGCGGTCCTTGTGAGGGCGCCAATGCAGGTAGCCGGTGTTCAGCATATACATATGGTTGGCCGGGCAAGCCCCGCCGTAACCACCGTCGAACACCACGTCCGTTCCCTTGAACTTCAGCGAGACGTAACCGGCGTCGGCTTCGTCAGGGCTGGTGACGCGCTGAATGCTTTGCAGCGAGGACTCATAGAATGCGAAGTAGTTGTCATCGCACAAAATGAGGTCCGGCTTGTCGGTGCCACGCGAGCAACGACGATACAGCGTGTTCATGAAGCGGGTGATGTTGGCAGCCGAAGCAGCCGAACCACCGTCCGACGTAGCTTGGAACTTCTGGTTACGCCAGAAATTCCACGTCACGCGGTTGATGCCGCCGACAGTGCCGGTGGTGGGGTCATCAGCCACGAGAAGCTGAAGGCCACCAATCTGCTTGCCGCCCGAAGCCGTGCCGTTCGAGTAGAGGTCTTCAGCCACACCGTTCTGCATGGTTTTCTCGGCGTTTTTGATACGCGAGGCCAGCAGGTCGATGATGGCATCAACGCCGGAGTTTTGCAGTTGCTCCAGACCGCTCATGGTCACGTTGACAGCGATTTGCTTCCAGTCGAACTCAGCCGAGGTGAACACGTCGCTAGGCGAGATGTTCAGGACTTCGTAACCGGAGTAACGCTGATAAGTGACGTTCTCGGCGTATTCCAGCTCTTGCAGGATGGTGCGACCGCCAGACACCGGCTTGATGGTGCCGCGACGGTTCATGCGCGACAGAATCGCGTTGTTTTGGGTGACGTTGTCAGCCAGCTTACCCGTGCGATTACGCAGGGTAGTGGTTGCGATTTCCGAAAGATTCGGGGAAGTCATTTCTTATCTCCTAAGCCGACCCGGCAACTTCTTCAAAAGCTGCGCGGATGTCGTCCTCGATTGAACCATTGGACTTGGGAACTCGGGTTTGACCGGGTGACCCAGTGACACTGACAGCCGCCCGTCGCGCTTGCGTCGCCTTGCCTTGCGTCGTCACTGCCGGTGCCTGCGCTGTTTGCAGGAAAGGGCGAATGTCGGGCCTCATCCAGCAAGCCATATCGTAAGCCTCCTTCAGGTCCGATGCCTTCCCGTTGTGCAAGAGGACCGCCATATCGTCGCGGACGTTCTCGAAATACAGGTTGGCAGGGTCGTTCTGGAATGCGTCGATCTGGCTGACAATAGGCGCGGTCTGCGCCGTCTGGACTTGGCTTTGCAGGACTTGGAGTTGCTGCTTTAGGGCTGCAATCTCGGGGTGGCTGTCTCGCGCGGGCTGGGCCTGGTATGGCTGTCCCTGCGGCTGGGCCGTGTTCAAATTCACGCCATATGAACGGGCCAGAAACTCCAGACCCTGCTTAGGGTCACGCTCCAGCAAATCTTGAGCCGCAAGCAGCGTCTTGATTGCCGAAGCCTCATCCATCCCTTGTGCAGCCCATAAGGCTCTGCGAGGGGCGATGAGTTGTTCCAGCGGTTCATACCGCTTTACTTCCTCAGACTTGCGCCGAAGTCCGTGATCGATCTCCTGTTCCCGCTTTGCAACAGCCTGTTGCACTTCCGGGGGCAGTTTATCGAACGTGGCCTTAGCCGCAGGCGACCATGAAGCCGGGGCGCGGATGGCGAGCTTTGCAGCAGGGTCCGCGACTGCCTCCGAGGGCTGGTCAATCGTATTTTGCACGTTTTCGGGTGCTTTGGCAACAAACTTGCCGTCAGGGCCTCTAACACGTCCGTCTGATGCCTTTTCGCTGTCATCTTGGGGCGTTTCTGCCTCCGCAATGACCGCTTCAGGCGCAACCACCACCTCTTCAGCGGGTGCGGGTTCTAACGCGGTGCCGCTAACCTCGGCCATTGCTGCCCGAATGTCGTCTTCCATGTCGCTCATAGTCTGGCCTCCACCTGATCAATAGCCGTCTTGATGTCTTGCTTAAGCTCACGGTCAGACAGCACAGGTCGTGGGCTTGGCGTTAGCTTGTCATCGCCAACAATTACGCATCCCGCATCTTTAACGCCGCGCTCATAGGCTGACCGGCTGTCATACATCAGGCCGTTGGCATGGTTCATAATCGGGTCCATGCCGTCAGACCTGATAAACGGTGCAGGTAACTCAGAACGCTTTTTGCGGAACTGCTCAAGGCACGGTCCGGGCCATGCGGCTACGTCGTGGATGTCGCCACAGGCTTGGCACTTGCGATATGTTGCCCGGCTCATGCTTGCCAAACTCGCGAAACCAACTCCGACGACGCAAACCGGCCCTTGCTGGCGCCAATAACTGTCGTAGCAACATCGAACGTTCCGCCTGGCGTTAAACTGCTCACAAGCGTTGTAGTTGCGTCGGCATAGGTTAGTAGCGCCTTGGTGCGTCCAGCAGGAACAACCTCGGTGAACACCGGCAGGCTTCGGGCAACGGCAGAACCCGTCGTCACAATCGGACTGCCCGCAACGGTTCCGGTCACAAGCTGGAACCCGGCAAACTTGAGCGCCCGCGTGTTTTGCGTACTGTGCCTGATGATGCCGTCGTTCGTTGTCGGCAGGGCAGGCGTAGTGATGGCCGCTGTCACGCGCCACACATTACCGGACAAGCGCGTATAACCAAACGTGGGCGCCGCATCCGTAGCCCCGCCGCAGACGAAGTTAAAATCTCCGGTAAGCGATGTGCTGGATGCAACAGGTTGCGACCCATCGGGCGTCTCCACCAATACGCTGATGGAATAGGCAGTTGACCCGGTCACCGTCAGCGTTTGATAAGCCACCGCGATTGCTGCTGAGTTGTCTAGTGCTAACCAGTTGAGATCGGCAATGGGCGGCGAGGCCGGAGCGGTCGTGTCGGACGCATTGAGGCCGAGGGACAGTTGCGCGACCGTTGGCGCAAACCTCGGGAATATGTTGGTTGACGCAGGCTCAAGCGCCAGCCCCCGGTCTGTTCGTTGGGGAGCGTCTGCCGCAAACGATGTGATCAGCCCTGCCGTCGTCAGACCTGTTGCGGCACCTGTGCGGGTATAGGTCGCCCCATACGGCATAACGCGCGTAAAGTTGGCGGTGTCCTCTAACGCACCCAACGATGACCAATTATACACGCCTTGACCTGTCGCGTAGGCCTGCATGGCTTCGTCCAGGTTCGTAAAGCTGGCGCCCATGCGAGCGTTAATCCAGCGCAACTGCCGCTCATTAAACGTGCCAGCCGCAACGCCTTGCGCGTCGAACAAGCGCAGGAAGTCCTCGTTGTAGTTTGTTCCCGTCGCAAAACCGCTAAGGTTTCGCGCACTTGCCTGCCTCAATCCCTGTTGCGTCATCAGGCAAACCCTTGCGGCATCGGGTCACGGGAGATAGCAGCGGCCTTAACCTGAAGCTCTTGGCCCTTCAGTTGCAGTTCAGCCATGCCAAGCTGGCCTTCCATTTGTGTCCGCTGTTGCTCGATCTGGGCCTGCATCTGGGCCGTTTGCGACTTCAGTTGCTCGACTTGCATTGCGCCCTCATCAGGCGGTGGCGGTCCTGGTGGCTGAACAGGCGGCGCCGCCTCGGCCTGTTCAAACACCTTGTCGATAACGTCCTCCATCGACCGGCTGACATTGAACGTGCGAGCGCCCTGCTTCAGAATCTCCGCAAACAGCGGAGCCGTGTAAGGCGCGGTGGGGACGATACCAGCCGCAGCCGACATCAGGCCGACAATGGCGCCCGTGAACTCGGTAAACGCCATCTTCGCCGCGTTCTCATCGGGCTCGACCGTCGAATCAGTCTCAACGTCAATGCGGAACGAGCGCAAGGCATCATTGCGGAGAAGGGCTTGCACCTCATCCCATGTTGGTTGCGCCATAAGTTCCAGCATAGCCGGGTCAGGGGCCAAGCCGGGGGGGATAGGCATCCCAGACTGTTGCGCCTGCTGAATCAGCGGCATGATTTGCTCGATCTGCTGCTTCTCAGCCGCCGTAAGCAGTTTCACGTTCGTCATGGCCTTCAGCGTATCAATGCTGAAATGCTCTGCAATAATCTCAGCCTTCAACCGAATGGCGTCACGGCAGAACCGTTGCAAATCGCGTTGACGGTCACGAACCCGCAGCGAACCCCACTGGCCCTTCAACCGTTGAGCCGTTGCCGTCTCGTTAGGATTGCTCTCACCCCGGATGATGTCCGACAGGCCGGTGATCTGGTAGATGTCGTTCAGGACTTGCGAACGGGCTTCATAGCAGCCCTTCAGCACCTGAATGACCATATCGACCGGCACCCACTCGATCAGGCCACGAACGCCGCCCTTCTCTTTCCAGAGGTCGAACGTATCGATAGGGATTAGCTTGTTCTCATTGCCCGGCGAGAACACCATCTGAAGCTCACGGTTAGCTTCACCGGCATAGACCCCCACCATCCGCAGCGCATCTTGCAGTTTGCCGATACGGGCCGTCAGTTCATCAAGTTCCTCGGCCTGGTCCTGATACTGCACATAATCAGCCACCGGAATGGTGCTGTCATTGGCAGTCGTGGCATTGAGCGGGGGTGGGCATGGGAAGAAGTTGGTCAGCCCCAGCGGGTCTTCGCGCTTGTCCAGCACCCCGCCCGTGTAGCCCTTGCAGACCCAATAGGCCATCTTGGAGGGCTTGTCCCAAATCTCATAGACCTCGCCAGTCTGGCTGGATTGCTTTTGGGCATCCGATGCCGTGTCAGTCCCCGTCGAGGTCGTCGTGATCGGGACGTTCTTGGCCATGTCCTTGCCAAAGCGTTCCGCCAGTTCCGCTCTTGTCATATAGACGCGCCGGGCCACCCAACGGACTTCCGCCCATTCCCGCGCAGGGTTAGTCAGCCAGTCCTTCCATGAGACGTGGTCGCACTGGACTTCTTCGTAAACGACTTCCTCGCGCTCACCCTCCATGCCTTCATGCATGGGTGAATCATCAGGGCCGCGCCCCTCGACCTCGCCAACTTCGTTTTCGTTGTCGTCTTGAACGCCCTCGCCCAGTTCGTAATCCTGTTCTGGGTTTAGCGTCTTCATGTGCGGGATGTAGCGCACCCACACCTGACCTCGGCCCGGCAGCAGATAGTCCAGAACGCAGAGCTTCACGCGCCCGTCAAAGTCATACTGGTCGAGGCTGAACCCAAGCGCCCGTTCCAGCACGTCAGACGCAATTTTGCCAACTGGGTCTTCATCCCGATAGCGCCGGTCAACCATTGGCTTGGGTTGCTTGGCATAGATGGCAGGCTGAAGGGTTGAGACGTTAGACCACAGGATAGCAAAGCGACGACGCTCATAGCCTACGGACGGACGGCCACCGCCCCTTGCCCGGTTCTCATTCTTGAACCGCCTGACGATGATGTCGCCAGCCTTCCACCAAGGCTGCAACTCACGTTCCGACAGATTGATTTCCTCAATCCATGTCGTAACGAGGTCAACGCCCTCTTGATTTTCAGGTTCAGTGGGAAGCATAGCCCCTCGCAAGCGTTCAGGGGAACATATCGTGCGCGGGTCCGCTTGTCGATAGAACGATCATGCGCGTTCATATCCGCTATGCACCGGCTGATTAGCTAACAGGTCATCCCACGTCATGTCACGGATGCCCTTGATCGGCACATCCGCTGCTTTGACCTCGGGCTTAATCTCTCGATACGCCATCGCTAGATAGCGGAACGCATCAGCAGCGTGGCTTGACCAATCGTGTTTGGGGCCATCACGGAAGACACGCGCTCTCTCATCATAGTCCGCACGATACTGGCGCAGACACTCAAGCCCGGCCTTGCACTTGTCACGGTCGAACCAGATGCGCGGGAACAGAACGCGACCAGCGTTGATACCGTCCATGACCTTATGATTCGGAACCAGTTTAGGCTTTAGCTTCAAGCCGATCATCGTCTCAATCCTGGTGCGGCCCGTGCCTAGTTCCCTGACCCTCGCGTCATGCGGAACCCAGTCCGTGTCGTATCTATAGGGCTTGGCGTGTAGCACCTTGGCGTAATGCTCGATGCTTTCGTTTGTGTTCTCATAAAAGTCGATAACCCGTATCTCAGCGCCAACCGCTTGCCAGAACCAGATGGCCATGCTGTCACCGATGCCCAAATCCCAAGTGGTATAGACCGGCAAGGCGGGGTCATACGGAACGTCTGTGATCCGTCCAACCCGCTCGCTCTCGGCCATGTCCTTACCGTAGTAAGCGCCGATGATTGCCGCTTCAAACGAACACTCGAACTCTTGCTCATACTGCTCCGGCGTCATTTCCCTAGCAGCAGCGGTCAGTTCGCTTTGCGGCAAGATGCCTGTCTCAGACGCAGGCAGAAAGAATGGGAACCAGTCAGGGTCCGTCTTGGCCCGCTCGAACAGGTCAAAGAACGTATTGCGTCCCTTTGGCGTTCCGATGAACGTAGCCGTTCCCTGCCGGTCAGCCAGCATAGGGCGGATGATTGAGCCAAAAATGCCCGGATACATATCGGCGTATTCGTCCAGCGTTGCATCATCCAGGTAGCCACCGCGCAGGGCGTCCGGGTTGTCAGCGCCGTAAATCTTGATGCGCTTGCCACCGATTAACTCGACATACAGTTCGCTCTCATTCGGAGGCTTGGCCCAGATCGGCTGGCTGTATCGCTTCAGATACTCCCAAGCCACGTCCTTAGCCTGCTTCAGATAGGGCGCGAGATAGGCCGCACGGTAGTTTGGCTTATCGGACATCACCGCGTTGCGGATCATATCATTGATGCAAGCCACGGTCTTACCGCACCGCCTGTGAGCCACACCGATTGCAAAGCGTTGCGTCCGGTTATGGAACGGCAGGAACACCCGGCGAGGGGCGTAGGGGATTACTCTGGTTTCAGCCATGTGACCGTGAGAGCGCCGCCGTCAGGGCCAGAGACTTCCTGTTGCAGCTTGTCGCCAAACTGTTTGGGCAGGAACTTAGACGCAAACCATTTGCGAGCATCAACCTCAATCCGGCCAATGGCAGGGTCGAGGCTTCCGTCTCGCATATCCTGAATGGTCTGCTCAAGTTTCTCGATCTGGTCGAGAGCCAAGCCCTCAAGCGCCCGCGCGTATTGGTCGCCCGTTTTGACGCGCAAGGCCGTCGTCCTGAACGTGGAGCGACTAATCCCGGCCTGTTCGCAAGCCTTACGCTCGCTTAGGCCGTCTTCCATATACGTCAAGACTGCGTAGACCTTCTCTTCGTTGGTCATGCTGCCCTCTAGGTTTGCATCTAGCCTTACGCCGCGGCTGGGGCTTAGAGCGGGGTGAATGATGCCTCAGCCTGGCTGAACCGTCAAGCCGTGCTGCATAGCCATGCGGATAGCTACAGCAGCGGGACCGCTGGGGCCTAGCTTGGCGTAGTTCTGGGCGGTCTTGGGGGATACACCTAGCCATCTGCCCGCGGCTTGCTGCGACAGGCCGAGCGAGGCAATGGCGGCTCGATACTGGTCCGGCGTCATGTGTTTTTTATCATTACCGGCGGGATGTTCCAGCCTGATGCTGTATAAAGAGCGTGACGCTTGCTGCACCGCACCTGGCCCGGCTTATCGCCGCGCATCCTTCGAGCCACAATGACGCGCGGAAGTTCTTGCGAAAGGCCTAGCGCATTCAACAATTTTTGCGTTGATTTTTCTGGCTCCACCCGTGCGAGAAACCACGCGTCGTATGGCGCGGTGTCCACTGGACTCCATAGATTGGTCATGCCTTCAACTCCCGTATCATCCTAAGGCGTTCGCTAGGCGTAGCATCCGTCATGTCGCCTGATGTGACACGCCCGCGTCGGTAAATTTCCTGCCGCATTTTGTCGGCTGTTGCAGTGTCATTGTTACGCGTTGCAGCGTGCGCGGCTTTGCTTAACTGGTCAGTGGTGTAACCAGCAAAAGGTGCAGTTTTGAAAGCTGCGTCGGCCATCACGCAGCCTCCGCACATTGTGCGACACGAGCCAGAGCCGCCGACATATCGTCAGCCACTTCGATCAGGCCGAAGCCGTCTTCGATGGCGACAAAAGCCCCGCCGAAGCGCGAAGGCCGCTCGACCAGACGCAGGGCCTGGGAAGCGCTTGCTGCGCGGATGGCGTAGTCGGTAGCAGAGAAAGTTTGCATCGGACCCTCCCAGGTCGTCGGCTAGTGCTTGATTGCCCTGCGCCGATGAACCCTTGTCCCACATGGGCAGATGTTACGCAATACCCCTTGAGCATTTTGTGCGCTTTTTTATTCCGCCATCCATTCGCCAGACAGCGCCTTGAAATCAGGCCGGTCCTCAAACGGTTTTGCCCACATTGCAGGCTCAACCCACAGGACGCGGTTGTTAGGAAACGCGCCTATCGACCCGTCCTCCATCTCCATGACGTGCAAATGCTTATGTTGCTCGCTCATGTCAGCCAGCGATGAGCCGGTGAAATCGATAGAGAACCGATACCTGGCACCGCGTCGATCCGGCAAAATCTGCGCCTTCATACGCCGATTGAACTCAAACGCATGAACGCCAAACTCGCTTGAAAAACAATCCCACGGCTGGACGTATGTGTAATCGACCGCCTCCGTTGGCGAGCGCGGCTTGTCGGGTATCTTCCAGCAGAACGCTTCAATGGGAGCCAGAAACCCTGCCCCGGCGCCATACTCAGTCAGGACGCATTGGAACTCTAGGCACTTACCCTGAACCACTCTCAGGCCGTGGATGATGCACGGGAGATAGTGGCCGTGTCCGTCTTCTAGGTCGCGCGTGTATTCCTTACGGATGTAGCCGTGAAAGAAACGGTCAAACGAACCGATTATAAACATGATGCTTCCACTCGCTCAATGCGTTCCAGTTCGTCCAATACGTCAGCCGCTATCTCTTTGGCTGTCCGGTGGGCTGTCTGGGCTT